GGTCGATCCAACATCCTCTATCAAGTTCACCAATTGACCATACATTTTGTGCATAGTTCCAAATCACATATTTATTCGGTGTGTATTGAGTATCACCGCTTGGGAATCCCCACCATATCTCATTGAAGTTAGAATTATGTCCACCCCAACAAGCACCTTTGCCTGGTACGTTAAGATTATCAAAAACATAATCATGCACATCGCAAGGTATTTCTCTAACTGTACCATCATAGATATAGAAAGCATTTTCACCCATCCATGCAAGGAAGTTACCTGTAGGGACAATGACTCTTCTGCCTACTGCTTTACAGTTTGTACCTGCATCGGCAATACCATAAACAAAAGGTGAGCCAGAATAAAACATTCTATTAATGCCTGTATCACTAAAAATGATAATGTCGGATCTAAACTTAACAGCGTATAAAGCTCTACCGCCTGTAGGGATTTGTAAATCACCTGCGGTATTGGTTGCTTTTGATGTCCAAGTATTACGATCTTCTCTGGTTGACCAAGCTACTTTTCTTGGATCACTTGCTGAACCAATCGCAACTAAATGTCTTTCATTGGTAACGATGGTTGCTTGGTTGCTTACGGGTGCGCCTGTGACTGCTGTTGCTATGGTATCAGCAGTACCGCCTGAGTTTGGCGACCATTTATAAATCTTGCCATCGCCTGAAAAACAGAAAACTAAATCTTCACCCCAATTACTGAATGAGAAATGACCTGTATTTAGAGGTAATCCAGATTGACTTCTAGCATCGCCATAATCTTCTGAACCATAAGTGTATGCACCAAATCCTAAAGGATCAGCACTTGCATCATTAACAAAGCCTGAAGGTGTAATATCTGTCCATGTATTGTCATATAAGACATAGACTTTTTCTCTTGTACCAACTGCTAAAACAGGATCACCAGCATTATCTGAATAGGCATACATCCCAATAGGTGCGCCTGTAAGTGCTGTGTTTCTAAGTTTCTCCCAGCCACCAATAGGTTTTAGGTAGCCATTTTCAAAGCGAACTAAATCCCCGTCAACCCAACGGCCTTTGTTGCCATAGTCAGTTCCGTTCTTGACTATGCCTGCGGGTGGAGTAACTGGAATGAGTGCCATTCACTTAATTCGCTGCGATATATGTTTTACCAGTTGCAATCGCTGTAGTGTAAGATGATTTATCTTCTGAGCTTCCTGCTATATCTGGTAAATTGTTTTCACCATTGTAAGCCAAGACAATCTCTAAATGGTCAACATTACGCTGAACAATGTCGTTGATTTCATCTTGGGTTGAACCTTTTATAACATATTCTGAATCTGAACCATTAGTATTTATATCATTTATAACCGTTATAGAATCATCTGCACTTACCAAAACTTCTGCTACAGTTTGATTTGACATTTTTATTCTCCTTCTAAGGTTTGTATTCTTGATTCGAGAGCATCATTTTTAGCTGATAGTTCTTGAATTGATTTAACAAGCATAGGTATTAATGATGCCTCACCTAAACTTTGTAGTCCATGATTATCTGCATCTTCTGACCACAACTCTACTTTGTCTGCTGGTATGTTTTCTGCATCTAAAGCCTCTTTAACTTCTTGTGCTATGAATCCGTTTTGCCAACCCACATCATGATCTTCTACACCATCAGTACGCCATACATCAGGCAATTCACTATTTACCTTGAGTTTATAATTAACTGGTCGCAATCTTTTAATAAAGGATAGACCATAGGTCATATCTTCTATATCTTTCTTAATTCTTTCGTCTGAACTTGCTGATACTGTTGTACTACCTACAGTAAGTCTGACATATCCTGAACCACCATTATGAACTGAAAGTGATTGATATGCTGTATTTGAACCACCTGCATTGTTGTAACCAATTGCATATCTATGATTTGTATTGCTTGGTATGCTTACACTAAATCCAATCGCTACATTTCTATAACCGTTGCCACAATGATAACCTGCGTTTTGACCTAAAAAGGTATTTGCATATCCTGTTCCTGCATTGTAAGCAGTATGCCTACCTACATGAACATTACTATGTCCACTTGTGTTGTTGTAACCTGCCTGGTAACCAATTACCACATTACCATAGCCTGTTAAATCATCACCTGCTTCAACACCCATACATACATTTGAATGTCCTGTAGTTAAAGCATCGCCTGCTCCATAGCCTACAAGTGTATTCTCATTTCCTGTAGTAATTTCCTTACCTGCAATATAACCTATACATGTGTTATTGTGTGAGGCAGTAGATTTTAACAAAGCACCCTCGCCAACTGCAGTATTTGCAGAGCCCGTTGTATTAACTTCCATAGCAAAAGCACCAATAGCTGTATTGGAATTAGCTGTTGTGTTTGCACCTAATGCTGCATGACCTACTGCTGTAGAATTATACCCAGTTGTCATGGCATCTAAGGCATTAGAACCTACGGCTACATTTCTTGTGCCTGTAGTGTTTGTTAATAAAGCACTTCTACCAAGTGCGGTATTGTTTGCACCAGTAGTATTTAATGCTAAAGCTCCTGCTCCTACTGCTGTGCTATTATCGGCTGTAGTATTTGCATTTAATGCACTTTCTCCTAAAGCAGTGTTAAACCCACCTGTAGTGTTTTGACCTAAAGATGCGTAACCAACTGAAGTATTGTAAGTACCAGTTGTATTAGCATCTAAACATTCAGAACCTACTGCTGTGTTATTAGTGCCTGTAGTGTTTCCTGTAAGTGCGGCATATCCAAGTGCTGTATTATATCCACCTGTAGAACTTCCAGAAGCTCCCATGTAAGCTCTTCTTCCAAGAGCAGTATTGTAAGATGATGTTACATATCTTAAAGCTGAATATCCAACCCCTGTATTGTAACTTTGAGATGTTAAAGAATTACCTGATAATCTTCCGATACCAATATTTTCACTACCACTTGTAAGTGCTTCCAATGAATTACCACCGATTGCTAGTGAGTTATGGCCTGTTGTAACAGCCTTTAAAGCAGATTGACCAATAGCTACATTATCTGTACCTGTGGTTATTGCTAATCCAGCATCTTTACCAACTAAAGTGTTATCTGTTCCGTCTGTAATTGCTGTTCCAGCATTATCACCTATGGCTACATTGTCTTGTGATGAAGAAGTTGCACTATCAAGTGCTGTATCACCTAGAGCAACATTATCTGTTCCTGTTGGATAATTACCGTCAAGTTTAATTGTTCCGCCATCAACTGATAAATTGCTTGATGCAGTAAGAGTGGTAAATGATCCTGCTGCTGCTGTAGTCCCACCAATAACAGAGCTATCAATAACTGCTCCGTCTAAGTTCATAGCTACTGAAGTTCCAGTAGAACTAAATAGACCATCAACGGTATCTAGGTCATTATTAATCTTTGTACCCCAGGTATCGGTAGATGCACCGACCTCTGGTTTGGTTAGGTTTAAGTTAGTAGTAAATGTATCTGCCATAAATCTTTCCTTTAAGCTGCTTCTTGTTTATCTTTCTCTGTCCATGATGTTGACGGATTCGATACATCCGTCCAAGTTGTTGTGACTGTTTGATCTGTCCATGTATCAGAGGGAACAACAATATCAGTCCATTTTAAACTACCAATCGCAGAAAAACTACTTGTTTGTGCTAGTGTCGATGATCCTCTGTCGATTTGTCTGCCGATTGCAGTAAAGTCAGAAGTAGCAGCTATGGTTAAACTTGCACTTATAGTAAATCTGCCTGTGGCAGTCATGTTTGATATTACAGGGCCAATCGATGCACCTTTATCAATCTGAGTTCCTGTAGCGGTCATGCTAGAAACACCAGCGATGGTTGCAGAACCTAGGTCAATTTGAACCCCTGTAGCAGTCATACTGCTTGTTCCTGCAATCGTAGATGCGCCTCTATCTATTTGAGTACCAACCGCAGACATACTGCTGACACCTGCGATTGTGGCTGTACCACGATCAATCTGTCTGCCTGTTGCAGTTGCACTAGATGTTTGAGCTATAGTCGCTGATCCACGATCTATTTGTCGTCCTATAGCTGAAGCACTAGAAACTGCTGATATGGTTGATGCGCCAAGACTTATTACATGACCAACTGAAGTAAATCCTGAAGTTTGCGCTGAAGTTGCTGATCCAAGTCTTATGACTGTAGCGACAGAAGTAAATCCTGAAGAAGCAGCAATGGTAGAACTACCGAATCTCTTTACAGAAGATTCAGCAGTAAAACCAGAAGTTTGCGATGCGGTAGCTGCACCAAAATGATAAACGGGAGTTCCATAATGGGACTTCCCGTAGGTATATTCACCGTAGCCTACTGAGGCCATTGTCTTATGCTAATGTGATATCTAAATCGCCAGCATCAAATCTGAATACATCTCCACTAGATACAGTTTTGTTAGCAGTCAAACTTGCATAAGCAAGTAAGTTACCAGAACTTGAGGCATCTAAAATACCTACAGCTACAACTGTTCCATAGTCTGCGGTTGCAGTTGGATATTCAATCGCAGCAGCGTTGGTCGCTGTTGTGGGATCAGTACCTGATACGTTAAATGTAGCAGTTTGTCTTGCATAAGCTCCACCTGAAACTTCAGTACCGCCACCAGTATCAGTTGGTGCTACAGTATATAAAGCCACATAAAGTGTAGATGGTGCTGTGTAAGCTGTGCCACCAAAAACGTGATCTAATACTTTGTCTTCTAAATAATCGCTAAATCCAGCCATTTTTACTCCTAGTTATTATTCCAATAATGTACGTTTTTACGAGATTTACCATAAGTTCGTCTTCTTTGAACCAATGATCCTTTACCAAACTCAGCCTTTTCTTGTTGTAATCTCATTTCTTCAAGAGATTTTTCATACTGAGCATTGAACAAAGGAGCTCTCTCGTCTTCCATCAAAAAAACTGATGCGTGTTTTAGTGATCCATATAAGTAAACATCTGGATGTGTATTAGACACAAAGTTAGATGTATTAGAATCAGAAAGTGCATCTATCTTTCCGAAGTATGTTAATTGTAATGTATAACTGCTGTCAGGGGTAGGTGCAAGTTCGATTGTATCGTCAACTAATGCGTAATAGATTGGTTGACCAGTTTTGTTATTAATTGATTTTCTATACACATCAAGTGATTCAATAGACATTTGCATCAATGGTCTAAAGTCATTGGATGTAATTTCAATGTTGATGGCTTCTAGCCAATCAGAAGGTACTGATAAATATTGTCCGTCTGCTGTAGCGGTTGCTCGCTTAATCATTTCTTTAACTCTAAGTTTACGATTAAGTTCAGCTTCAGTATTGTCAATAAATATATCTATTTCAGAAGTTAAATCTGATCTGTTTAGATAATTAGCTATGTTAGTTTTAAGCTCTGCGTATGTCATAGTTTACCTTGCCATGTTCTAAAGACTTTGTTATCAGAATTATTTAACCACTTCTTCCATTCTTTCATGTCATTCGCCCAGCCCTCTCTACAGGCTCTCTGATAGATCACCAAGGGCACTTCTGCAACATGACGTAAATCTTTACCTGGTTTATTGTCTGCTAATACTTTGCAGTGCTCTATAACCGGAGCAACATCTTGGGTGGTGTGATAAATAACCTTATCATCCTCTGTAGCAAACTCGTTAGTAAAACCAGTTTTGTGATCAATAATTGTTCGTCTAGCCATATTGTTTTATTAAAAAATCCGTGACTTTAATTTTATCATTGATTTCGGCAATTTGCTTAACAATATCGTCTAGGTATTGACTATAACTTGTGTGTTCTGGAATTGATGTTGGATTGTTTAGATATATTTCTAAATCTAAAGTAAGTTTTGAAAGCTCTCCATTTAAGCTTTCTTGATAAGCTTTTAGTATGTCTTGCTTATTCATAAAAAATGGGGCCAGAAAATCCAGCCCCATATCCTAATAATTAGGAAGTGCTTAAGTCTGCAACAACACCATGAGCAGCTTCGTTGGACACTTCTAGTCCATACTCAACTACGATCATTTTTGTTTGTGCGTCTCCAATAGTAGCAATATCTACTGTTTGGAAATTTCTTAAGTAAGCAACTTTTGCAAAGTCAGGATCAACTAGAAGAAGTGATCTTTCTCTTGATCTGTTTGATGGAACGATTTTGAGTTCACCAAAGTCAGATGAATAGATAGATACTGAAGCTTCTACAGTGTCTGCATCTACAAATTGTCTAGCAGATGATCTACCTGTGAAACCAGAGATAACTTGTTTGTTATGTGGTCCACAAATAGCCAATGATGGCTCACCACCATTAGAGAAAGCTAGTTCAAGTACGTCTTTAAGAAGAGTTTCAGTAAGAGCTCTCTGAGTACCATCGGTAGGCGCTGCACCTGATCCAGTTGAAGCACCACCAGTTCCTCTTGAATCGTTTGAAGTGATCCAAGATTCAAAACCACCAGTTACACGAGCAGTTGTCGCATTACCAGTTGTTTTAGCACCCTTTTGACAAAGAGCCTCTTCCATGTCTCTCTTAAGAGCTTTAGACATAATAGCAAGCTGGTGAGCCATTTCTGATCTCTTACCTGCTGGGTCTGAACTCTCTTGAGAGCCTGTTACTGTTGCATCTCTTTTTGAGATCATACATACGTTGCTCGCTCTTACAGTAGCGGTTGAAGATGATCTTGAAAGTTCAAAACCTTCTAGTTCACCACTTGCGCTTGGTGTAGGAAGCGATTCTGTTTGCCAATCAAAAACTACGTTTTTGACGTTTCGTGTGCCTATTGACGACATAAAAGGAGTCTGCATAGGAGAGATATTGTAAATTATGTTACTTAGGTCCTCTCTGTCAGCAGTCGCTGTGTATGTGTCAAAGGCGTTTGTTACCTTAGCCATTGTTATTTCCTTTTTAAATTATTTGTTCAAATACACTAGCCGCATCCGAAGCTTTTCCAGATTTGGCCAACCTTTGTTTTGCTTTTTTAATAGCGCTTGTTGTCTTAGGAACATTTGCAGCACCAGGTCTAGCTACTCGGCTTTTAGCCTTTTGCACTGGTTTCTTTTTAACTGCTTCGTTAGCTTGGTCATAAAGCCATGCGTTTCTTGCCATAAGTAAAATCCTATAGTCATACACTTGGCCCATTTCCTCGGGTGAAAAGCCTAGTTTATTGACTCCATAATCAACGATAGCCCTTTCTTCGGTTGCCTTGATTGTGTCGTCCTTCCACTCAGGAATAGACTCTAACAATTTTTTTCTGCCTTCTTGAACAACTTCAGCAAGCTTTTCCTGTTGTTCTTGGAATTGTTTTTGCTGTAGCTCTTCTTTTTGTTTTTTGACAGATTGGATTGTTTTTTGTCTTTCATTCCACTTGTCACGCTCAGTTAGGTAAGCAATCGGATCAACCTCTCTGAGGCCTTCCCAATCCGGTTCTTGCTCAAAACCCTTGGTAAGCATTTGTTCCATTTGTGGTAACAAGTCACCATAAATAGCATCTTTTTCCGCTAACTCGTTTTGTCTTTGTTCTACTTCTTTTCGCAGAGTTGACAGTTCTTGAGTCTTGCGTGTGTAATCTCGCTGTCGAGAGTATCCGTTCACTAATTCATCAAGCGTGACCTCTAGTTCTTGACCATCCACTTTAACTGAGTGGAGGGTGGGTTGCTCTTCTTCAGAAACTTCTACTTGTTCCTCGTGAGAATCTAATTCTTCTTCATCGACCTCGGCTTCTTCATCCTCAGCAACGTCTTCTTCAAGCTCTGCTGCTTCAGGTAATTCATCTTCTTCGATGACTTCTTCTACTACTTCTGTTGTGACTGCCTCTTCGACCTTATCCTCTTCGGGGGTCAAGAAACTTTCAAACGCCGTAGTAGCAAGCTCTCGGTCAGTTTGTAAAGCAGTCGGTTTTCCGTTATTGCTCATATAAATACTCCTATATTGTATTTTTATAGTATTTTATATGAATTATTTATAAAAGTGAAAGATTTAGCCTACGCTTCTAATCTTATTTATGTGGGCTTTTGTGAGTTTGCCTTTCTCTGCAATGATTCTAAGATGTTTTTCTATCTCAGGTATTAATAAAATTGATCTATGTAAGTCCTCTCTGATATTCACATCTTTTATATCACGAGAGTTTAACCAATGCGCTACATATTCTCTTTTAAGGTTTTCTATTGCATCCTTAAATACGTCTGAGGTTAATATTTGTTCGGCTTGTTCAGCCTTGACGACTTCTTCGTGTGTTGGCATTTATACTAAATTTATTAAGCTTGGCGGTACAAATCTTCTACTACCAGTAACGATTGGAGAAACAATTTCTTCTGTTCTTACTTGAGGCATGCTCAATAAAGATGGTACTGGTGGAGGTGTGAATACCGGCATAGGCATTTGTTGAACTGGTGGAGTTGGTTGTGTAATAGGCATTGGTAATGGTGTTGGTATGCCTGGGATTGAAGGTATAAATTGTGATGGAACTGTTCCTGGAGCTTGAGGCATTACAGGGGCTTGCATAACAGGAACTTCTCGACCCGCCCCGGTTTTAGCAAGACTTTCAAGTTGTGCAAGCTCAGATTCTCTTTCTAAATCACGTTCTTCTTGTTTAAGTAATTCTAAATCTTGTGCTGTTGGCTCTACACCCATAACTGGAGATTTACCAGAAATTAAATCTCTCAAGAAATCAAAGTCAGGTTTAAAATCTTGTGGGGGTGTTTGTCCAAAGATGGTTGGCTCTGGTGTACCAGCCGGTGCAAATGGCATTTGATCTTCCATAATCAACTCTTCGCCCATAGATGGCGCTTCTGGCATAACAGGCACTGGGCCTTCAGACCTAAATCTGTTTAGTTCATCAAGTTCAGATTGTGTAATACCCATTGGATATTCAGGACTAAACATCATGCCTTCTTGAACTACATCTTCGAAAGGCATACCGCCAGCTATTGATCTAGCATATTCAAACCCACTTGAATAAGTAGGGTCTGTTTGCGGTGTTGAACCTATACCGGTTCCTTGACCCATCATGTTTTGTAGGGCCATTAATCTTTCTTTCAGTGATTCTATGTAATCTTTATCCATTATTTCGTAATTAGTTTATCTATTTTAGCATCAAGTTTGTCTATTTTGTCTATTAATCTTTGAAACTCTATTGTGTGCTCATTTCTTGTTAAATAATCTCTAGCCACCTCTTCTCTGGTTTTGTTAACCAAAATATCAACACGTTTAATTTCTGTTTCGTTTTTTCTTATGCCATAAACTAGAGGAGCCAAGATCAAGGTTACTATGATGTTCCAAACAATGTAACCTGAAATCTCCATATTAGTAACTCCAAATCCAAGGTCTTGGTCTGTAGTTTTTTTGCACTGAGGTATCAAGATGTATAAATCGACTGTCGCCTTTTTGGTTGACTCCAATACCTGTGAAGCCGTATTTAGGAGCCTTTTCTATAATCTCGTAGGCTTTAGACCCTCTTACTCCAATATCGGCTGCTATGCCGTCTCTGTGAGCTCCAGGGTTTGTTTTTTTCTTTTCAATCGGATGATCTTTGCAACGATATCCAGAGGTAATTTTAAATGGGAATCCAACGTCTGATCTTAGTTTCTGTAACTTAGCAATAAAATCTTCGCTCATGCCATGTTCGCCACAATGCTGGCATGCAAATTCATTTTCGTTAAAGTTCGGATAATCGTCCCAGTTCATTGCCTAATTATCGTAAATGCATGAAACAAAAGCAACCAGTTCACCTATAACTTTTAACTCTGGGTTCATTTTTTTTGCTTTTGCCTCTGCTTCTTTAAATGAGTTGGCAATAATATTGCCGCCATCAAAGATTTTAACTTTATTATCAGAGGTAGTTACTTTTATCTCGGTAAGATAAATTATTTCTTTTCCTTATTACTTGATCCAAAGTAAAACGATATAACTGCTGAAGCTATACCTGATAGATAACCAAGAATAAGCATGACGATATCGTCTGAACTATCATCTATTGGATAGGCTGTAATCATAAAGATATAACCAATAAAACCAACCAAGGTTAATGATCCTAAAAACTTAGGTGTCCAATCACCACTAAACTTTTCTCTAGCGTGTTGGGTGTCCTCAGTTTCTAAAGAATAAATATCTATCTCAAACTGTTTCATTTGTAATTGAAAATCTTTTTCTGCTTTTTTAAGTTCAAGCATTTGCTCGGCTGTAAGATTATTAATTGCTTTTTCTATTTCTACAGGAGAGTTTTTTACACCTAAGACTTGAGATAGTATTTGACCAGCTTGACCACCCAAAGGGCCACCAATCGCTGCGCCGAGTGTCGGTGCTAGGCTAGTTACCAGATTCTTTATTTTGTTTAGTTTCATTTTCTTTTAATCTTCTTTCCTGCATTAACAGTTTTAATTCATGCCAACGATAAAATGTTTTGTTAATGTGGTCCCAAAACAGACCTTTATTTTCGTTTGGCTTTTCCATTTTTGCTTTTAGATTTTTGCCTCTTAGTATTTTCTTCCATGTACTTGCTTAATTCAGCAAAGGTATCAAATCTAATTTTTTTCTCAGGCTTACTCACTTGTGTTTAGTTATAACTTCAAACTCAGCCGAAGTGGATGCTCCTTTGTGTGGTACAAACTTACCGTTATTTTTCATCAATCTAAAAGTTTTACCGTCCTTCATAAAATGATAACCCTTTGGAGCTTTTACTTTTTTCTTCATTTTCTTTTCTTCTTAGCCATTCTAAGTTTTTTGAAGTCAGCAGCCGTTATCTTTTTGCGTGGCGGGGCTATGCCTGCAAGTTTCTTTTGTTTCGCTGAATACTCTGAATATGGCATTACTTCTTACCTTTTTTATAGCTTTTTTTCATTGGCTTTTTAACTGATTTCTTTTTTCCTTTGTGATACGGCGGCATTATTTTCTCCTTTTTCTATTTTGTTGAACTTTCTTCCATAAATCCTGGTCAGCCTTTCTTGCACCACCAGAACCAGAAGCAAATGATCTAGCTCTTGCAATACCCCATGAGATTGGAGTTTGACCGGGCCTTGAACCACTTGAGAAAAAAGCGCCTTGTCCTCTACGCATCACTTGTCTTAATATGCCAACCGGTACGTCATACTTATCGGACATATTTTTAAGTGTGGTTTTAGAACTATCTTTACTTTTTTTTGACACTGTTCTTTCTCTGTTTGGTTATTTGATTCATTAGATATTCAGTCAGTTTACCCTCTGCATATAACCTAGCTGTGTTCTTTATTTCACGCTCTGTCTTTCTTTTATTCTTAGAGCCACGAACATATTTTACGGGAACACCGGCTTTGGTTTTTTTAACTTTGGGGAACTTACCTCTCATAACCAACGATCTATTTTATCTTTGATGTAATCTTTGTGTTTGTCATAGACAAGGTAGCCTACGAGTCCCACAAGTAAAAGTATTGTTATTATTTCCATAGTAGGATTATACCTACCATTTCTTACAAGACCAATATCTAGCGCTTAGTTTGCTTGGGGGGTTGGTATCGCACTTATGTCTAGCACGAAAGGACTTTCTTCTTTCGGGATTGCTTTTTTTGATCCTCATATTTGGATCACCGAAACGAATTAATTTGATATCATCGCCATCTTTTGCAAGTACGGCAAATTTCTTAGACTTGCCCGGTGTTCTTTTGGGTTGGTTGTAGCGTTGAAATGTTTCGCCTCTGTACTTGATTGCCATTAGTGTATTGTTTTCTCCTCAAAGCTTAATATCTGTGAGTCTTCATTGATTTGACCGCCAGACATTAAAATTAAAAGCTGGATCGCATGATCTCTATTTTTAGCTTTTATTTCTGTACCACAATACACCATATCGCCTTCTAAAACTTCAATATCATATAGTTTCATTGGCGTTTTTAAATAATCCCTGAGCTTGAGTTTTTGCAAGTGACCTGATTGATTCACGATCTCTCTCCATTAATGCGTTAATTTCTGCAACATTGACTTGTGCGCCGTACTTAGCATTAAGTTCAGCCGCTTTAAGTCTAATTTGCGCTTCTTCGATATCTCTGTTTCTATCATCGTCCATGATGATCTTCATTCTATCGGTTTCTGCATCAATGATAGCTTTCTGAGCTTGTACCTGAGCCTTCTGTGCTTCAGCTTGTGCAAGCATTTCAGCAGCATCCGGTTGTGGTGGTTGCGGAGGTATTGGTGCAACCTGAGTATTCATAAAGCTACTGACATCGTTGAAGCCTGCAAGCTCTATAATCTTTGAAAGAGTGTTTGCATATTGTTGTAATGAAACCATTGGATTATTGACACCAAGGGTTTGTAAGATTTGTTCTTGCTTGCCTGCAAATGCGGTAAGCGCTTGTAGTTTTTCATTATCACTGGTTTTAGAAATAGCAACATTGATACTTAAATCTTTATCGCTGTCCCAATAACGTGGATCAACCGGAACAAATTTATTGTTAAGTCTAAACATATCTTGAGCTTCTTGGTGTTTAATCACTAAGCCGTTGACTAGACCAAATAAATCTTTCATGCCTTCAGCAAAATGTCTGACAATCAATTCAATTCTGCCTTGAGCGCCAGACATGGTAGCGGCAACCGCCGCCGCAGACGAAGATTGTAATGCATCGGCATTCAATCCGGCGGATGCCTTAGATACTCCTGTTCTATTTTCCTTAGCTTCATCAAGATAACCAAGGACCGGGAAAGCTTCACGCCCTACAAATGGAACCGTAAACGGTTGAACCATTCCAGGTGCTCGCATTCTAATGGGTTGTCCAATATCGGTGTTGAGTACGTCATCAATATTAACTTGGCCTTCAACAACACCCATTCTTGGGAATATTGAATGACCGAGTGAGTCTAAAGTATCACGCATAATTTGTGACTTGGCTGCTTGAATCGGCATGAGGTAGTCTGCTGGACATGAACCGATTGAAGTGTGTGGCTCTGGGTCCGGACAAAACATAACAATGGGTAAATCGTCCCACTGCTCAACATTAATAATTTCAAGCGCATTCCCAAGCGTGCAAACACGGATGCGTTCATCAATGCCGTCATCGTCTAAGTCATAATAAAGATAATGCTCAACGTATAAAACTTGCTTGCCGCCGGTATCTCTTCTGTCGGTGGCAGTAATTTCTTCAAATGGGTTTCTGGCTTCTCTTTCTTCATAGCCATCGGTGTCGTAATAACCGCCACTGCCTGCGTATTGTTCTACTTCTTCTTGATCGTAGCCCATAGCAACCAAATCGCTTACGGTTTTAATCATTCTATGTGCGACATACGGTGCCGTATTAATATCTCTAGCATTTCTTGAGATCAAGACTTCTTCCGGTGGTATGGATTCAATACATACTTGGTCTTTGGCTTTAATTCTACGAATGGTTAAGTCATAAGAAGCTGGTTTTTCTTGAGTAATCTCTTCGTTTGTTTGTGGGTCAATGATG